ACCTAAGTTTATCACTGAGGCTGCCATGACAGGACGCGTTGCTGAACGCGCCCGTCGGTTGATTACGACGTATCAATCCAGTCCGATCCCTTCCATCCGGGGGATAAAGTTCACGGACCGTGCACATTTTGAGAAAGTTGCACATGATCTTGAAGACATGTTTGGCATTTATGCCAACGATGTCGCAGCGTTTCGAGAGAAGCAGGAGAAGGCACGACGCTCCGGGTATACTCATACCCGGGCCGCACCCACTTTCCCGCTCTCCCGTGTCGTTCGAGTGGCTCTCGTTCTTGATGAGTTCGCAAAATTATGCGGATTCGAAGTCGAGATCCTCGATGAGGACATTGATCGCTGGACATACATGGTCCTTCAGGATGACCTTGAACAGGTCGCTAAACAGTTCTATGGTTGGCCCCAGGCACGACTACTCGGCAATGAGCCGCCTTCCCAGAAGGGTACGTATGATTACGAATACTTCTTGGGTCGGCAGGTTCGCCGAATTGTCGTGTCCCGTTGTGGGCCCTCTTCCGTTAAGAAACGGTTGAGTGCGTACGTGGCGCAAACCTTGCTCCAGCAGAAACGAGCTCTCGAAGAGGTTCCGAGTTCGTTTGTGGAGAAAGAGTTGTTTAGTCATGCGGTGACTCTCTCTAGCCCTAAAGTCCGACCCCCTCCAATGTTCGTTGGGGGTCGGCCCGTCGACGACTTGATCGAAGCTGCGCTTCGAAAGATCGTCAAAGACGTGTTCCCTCAGGGTGCTTATCGTTATAACGATCGCACCCCCTCTCTCAACGCGGCTCACGCGTACAACCGCCAAGATGGCGGGGCGTACGGTGAGCTGTTCCACCCGGACGTCTCCGTTCACGACTTCAACCTCAGTCAAAAGCAATTGAATGCTAAGTATGAGGTGTCGGAGGACGGATACGTTACCTTCGCAGATGGGAAAATGCAGTCACTGAATGCAAGCCTTGGTTCTCAGAACCGGAGCTTGGCAAGCTTTGTGCTGTGTAACTCTGTCGTGATGGACCTCCTTTTCATGGAGGATCTGTCGCGACGGGGTGAGCTTTCCCTTTGCGTTTACGGTAACCGCCAGAACGACATTCCTGTCGTTTCGCGCGGTCGTTGTACCTCTTTCGAGTCCTCCTACGAGGATCTTTACACGAGCTGGAGACAAGACCGTCCTCTCACGTACAAGATACGTGATGGGAAGGTCGGAGTCTCTCAACCCGCGTTGGTAGAGTACAGCAATTCCGGGGTGAACGCACGAGTATGCGCAATTCTTGAGCCATGTAAGGTTCGGACTGTCTCCTGTGGAGAAGCCGACAAGTACTGGTTCGCAAAGAATTGGAATCGCATCGTGTATCGGTACCTACCGCGCCACCCGACCTTTCGGTTGACAGGTCGCCCACTTGATCCCATACGGGACTTCCTCGCTTTTGACGGGAAGTATCTCCTTTCTGGAGATTACAAGGGTGCGACCGACACCATATTGTCGGAGTGGAGCGAATTGGCACTCGATATCGTGAATTCGCGGTTGAGGGTCCCTCTCGAGGACCGACCTTTGTTGCGTGATTGTCTCACGCGACATTCTCTCTTCTATGACTCTCACGGGGTCTCCGATGAGTTCGCCGAGTGGGCGAGGTCTCATAATGGAGCCTATGAGTGGTCAAAGAGCGTCCAGGTTGACCAGGTTGACGGTCAGCTGATGGGTAGCCCAATATCGTTTCCGATCTTGTGCCTGCTCAATGCAGCTGTGAACTACGTCTACCTTGATCCCACCCTTACCACGCCGATCCGACAGCTCCCGTTGTTAATCAACGGTGATGATGTCGCGGCATCCTCCGACAAGGACTTTTCCGACTGGCCCGCTTATGCGGGCCGTGTCGGTTTTGTCCGGTCGGTCGGAAAGAACTACGTGCACACAGATGTGATGTGCATTAATTCGGAGTTCTACCGACGTTCGTCTAGGACGAAGTGGATGATGTGGGGAGCGATTCCAACGTTCGAGCGCATGCCTGCGCTTGCAACGGGGTTGCTCTGGGGGAACGGACGAGTCATCACAACACAGAAAGGTGGTGATGATGCCCGACGCGGCGTCTCCTGCTCAGGATTTGAGCGGTTGATGCCGTTGGGCGAGAGTTGTCGGTACATTTTGTCCTTGAACCAAGGGGTTGTGGACCCCGACCTCCTTATCTCTCGGTTTGTTGATCACAACCGGAAGATACTCGAGTCGACAGGCAGGAATTGGTATCTGCCGTCATGTCTCGGAGGAGTCGGGTTACCCCTGACCAGGAAGACGTTGCCTATGGTGAGCAAGGTCGCACGGAAATTCGGAGCTTATGTTCTCACGAGACCGGATGCGATCAGTGCGTGCGCAAACAAGCCAAAGACTGAAGGTGAGTCTAAGGCTATGACAATGCGCCACACTACGGCGTGCAATGAACTAGCACGACGTATGGGCTACCATATGAGCTGGACGTCCGATGCAAGTGAAGGCATCGAGGTCGATTCTCTCCTCAGGATGGAGGATTTTTGGGGACAAGGAAATGTCCCGCTTCCGACTGGGAGCGGGGACGAGTACGAGAGGGTACTGAGGAAGGCCACGGCTTCTAGCCTGAGCCCGTTGAGTGACGAGAAGCTGCTAAGCATTTCACTTCGACCCATGAGGGTCGTGTGGACGCGAGAGTCGGGACCTGGAGAGGTTCCCAATCTTGCGAGCTGGCAGCATTTCGCATTCTGGGCCGGCGAGGAGTGGTGGTAGGGCTTGTGCTGATTGATGCGCGACTGTGTAGTCGCGTACGTCGCTGGTGGGTGGGAAGAAGATTTGGATATCTCCCTCCCTGGCAGCAAACAACACACTGTAGAGTGTGGTCCAAGTGCGGAAAAGAGCCGTGAGGCCTATCCGTTACTTGTTGGACGCTGTTTGTGCACTGGAGTTGTCGCCTGTGGTGGGCGACTGCCTAAAACTCAGAAATCGGTGTGCGTTTTCGAGCTTACGTGGCGGGAACATCAAAATCTATGCAAACACAGTATGTGTGTCTGGAGAGGGCTAATCTTGCCTGACTCTAGGTCGTGATTTGATGGTTTTCCGCGTCGGAGGGCCCTTTGAAAGGGGTTCATGCTCATGTACGCAACTCCCCTTGCCGAATCGACATTTTATTAGTCGACGGCATATGACAGGAGAGAAGATGTATGAGGTGCGCAGATGGTGTTTGACGGTACACCGG